TAGATGGAATCAAACACCAGATGCAGGAGATCGAGGACTTTTTCACCAAGTGGATGCTCGGCGATATTCTCACCCGGGGCCTTGGGTCGGTTATTCTGGAGGAACTGAAAAACGAACACCTGTAAAGGAGGAACACATTGCTTCTTGTGGACACTCGCGAAAAGTGGACACAAGAGGGGAGCAAAGATAGACACCTGTCCGGTTATTTCGCACGCCATAAAATCCCGTATCGGGTCCAGAAGTTGGATGTCGGGGATTATATGCTCGACGGCGGGATCGCGACGATTGATCGGAAACAGAATGTCGAGGAGATTTGCAAAAACTTGACTAATCCAGCGGACAAGCAGAGATTCTTTGCGGAGGCGCGGAGGGCCATGGATCAGGGATTGCGTTTGATCGTTTTGATCGAGTCGAACCGCTACCGGCAGGTTGTGGACCTGAAAACTTGGCGCTCAAAATATAGCCGGGTTCCGGGTACGGTCTTATGCCGTCAGATGGAGCGCTTGCGCTTTGCCTATGGAGTGCAGTTCCGGTTCTGCGCGAAGAATAGCGCCGGCCGTCGGATCGTCGAGATTTTGCGGGAGGAGCAACGAGAGTATGAATTACGCAGACGAAATTCGGGACAGGGTTCCAGCCTCTGAGCTTTTGCCGTTCTATGGTATGAACGTAGATCGGGCCGGGTTCTGCACTTGTCCGTTTCATCAAGGGGATAAAAACGGATCGCTCAAGGTTTATCCGGGGGATCGGGGCTGGCACTGTTTCGGATGCGGGGCGGGTTCGTCCGTGGTTGATTTTGTGATGCAATATTTTGGGCTGTCTTTTTTGGACGCTCAAAAAAAGATCAATGACGATTTCCGGCTGGGCTTATCTTTCGGGGAGCGGTTATCAACGCGTGAGCGCGCCGAGGCCGCGGAAAAGGTACGAAAGCAACAAGAGAGGGCCAGAGCATGGGAAAACCGGAGAAAGGCGCTCCAGAGCGCTGTCGATAAGACCTTGACGGCCTACGTTATTCTGGATAAGTGGTTATTGCATCACAAGCCAACGGGAGGGATGATCGCCCACCGGGACGCGGCTTGGTATAATTACCAAGAGGCGGAATACGAGCTCGAAAAATTCCTTGCGACCCGGGCTTGCATTAGGAGTTAATCCACGGTATAATAAACAGGGCGTTGTTCGGAGGGCAGGCCGACGCGCCGATATCTGAACAGCGTTGATCCCGATGCCGGAGGGCCTGCCCGCCTGATGGTATCGGGATTCCCCGTTTTATGAAAAAGGAGCAGAAAGAATGTCCAACGAGATTATGATACCGGCTTTTTCGGCGGAGGATTATACCAATACCGAAAAGCCATACGAATGGTTATATCAACACCGCAATAATAAGTTCCTGCTGAAGCAACTCCGGATGAGGATGCAGGAGCAAGCCGGATCGGTTGGCGTTCGCGGGTTTGTGGCTCTGTTCAATGCCTATTGCGAGAGCATGGCGGCGCGGGACGGTGTCGTAACCGGACGCGTGACGGAGTTCGACGGCCAGCCGATGGAGTTGCTTTCCGGGGAGTATATTTGCGTCGATCCCACGGTGTCGATCATGGATAAATTCGGGTATTCCACGATCGTCTGTCGGCATCCGATCATGCCGGTCCGCAGGTTGGTCAATATTGATTCCGGTGAGGAACGGCTGGAGATCGCGTACAAAAAGGGCAAAATCTGGCGCGGGATCGTAGTCGAAAAATCGGTCCTCGCGTCGAGCACCAAAATACTCGATCTGGCGGCGGTTGGTATTTTTGTAAACTCAGATAACGCGAAAGCCCTGTCCACATATCTGCTCGCAATGGAGGAGATCAATTACGACCGGATGCCGGAGCAAAATTCCGTCAGCCGGCTCGGCTGGGTTTGCGCCGGGGGATTCTCGCCTTACGTTGGCGACTTGCTATTCGATGGCGAGACCAGCTTCAAGCATATTTTTAATTCGGTCTCCGAGGCCGGGAGCTACGAGAAGTGGGTCGAGGCCGCCAGAAAGGTCCGGGCCGAAAAATCGCAGGCAAGGATCGCACTCGCGGCATCTTTCGCGTCGGTGATTCTGGAGCCTTGCGGATTACTCCCGTTTTTCTGCCATTTCTGGGGAGGCACGGAGAACGGAAAGACCGTGCTGTTGATGCTGGCCGCATCGGTGTGGGCATCGCCGAAATTAGGGTCCTATGTGACTACGTTCAATGCCACCAACGTCGGTATGGAGATGACCGCATCATTTTTGAACAGCCTGCCAATGTGCGTCGATGAATTGCAGATACAGTCCACATCCGGGGTTCGGGATTTCGACCGGATCATCTACCAACTCACGGAGGGAGTGGGCCGGACCAGAGGTGCCAAGCTCGGGGGATTGCAGAAGCAAACGACATGGCGGAATTGTATCATCACGAACGGGGAGCATCCGATCAGCAATGCCAACTCCGGAGGAGGTGCAGTCAACCGCATCATTGAGATCGAATGCCCGAACAAGGTCTACAGCGATCTGGTTGGGCTCTGCGCGGTGATCAATGATAATTATGGCCATGCCGGCCGGGAGTTTATCCGGCATCTGCAGTCGGATGGTGTTCGGGATTTTGTCAATCTTTTACAAAAAGATTTTTTCCGGCAATTACTCCAGTCGGACAGCACGGATAAGCAGGCGGCCTCCGCCTCCGCGATCCTTGCGGCGGATGTAATCGCCACTGACCTGATATTTAAGGATGATAACGGCCTTACAATTCAGGATATGGTCGATATTATGGCCAAGCGGACGGAGGTTGATGTCAATATCCGGGCGCTGGATTTCCTTTACGAGTTGGTTGGCCGGAACCCGATGCACTTCAAGCCCGGGATGGATGGCGAGTACCGGTCGGAGATTTGGGGAAAGATCACCAGCGAGCATATCTACTTTGTCAAGTCGGTTTTTGACAGGGAGATGTCTCTGGCCGGGTTCAACAGTACGTCATTCCTGTCGTGGGCGAAGCGCCAGAACCTGATCGAATGTGACAAGGATGGACGGCGGACCAAAAAGGCCAAGGTTGGCAATAGCGTGGTTAATACAATCTGTCTTGCCCGGTCGTTTGAGGATATCGCCGGCATTGATCCGTCGGAGGTTCACCAAATCCAGATTGATGACTGAATTTCCCGGTTTCCCGGTTTTTCCCGGTAAAAACAGACCCTCTATATATGGAGGAATATATACCCGGATGGTTCCGCGGTTGGATCGCGTAGCGCGTTCCATATATAGAGGTTTTCGTTTTATCGGGAAAATCGGGAAAATCGGGAAATGGGTATCAAAGTTCCGTTTATTTATAAGGGTTCCGTGCGTTTCCCGGTTTTCGATTGAGCCGGGGAAATGGCCGGGAAATTTGATGACACGAAAGGAGTTATTCATGGAAAAATACGCGATTCTTCTTGTGGCGATCCTTGCCGCCGCACTGATCGTCGTTCTGGTGGATTCCTACCATGAGAAAAAACGGTGGAGGGATTCCGCCCTGATCAATGCGAGAAAGCGGTTGCAAAAGGATCAGGAGCGGGAAAGGCAGGTCGGTTTGATCAATCAGAACGCGGCGAAGAATATCGCAAGACTGAATGCGGTTGTCGAGGACCTGCAGGCAGATAATTTAAGGCTCAAGAAAATCAACGAGGTTTACAGGAAACAGATCGAGCGGAAAGAGGAAAAGGCCGGAGGAGGCGAATCCGATGGATGACGTTACGAAAACCAAATACGCAGGATTTTTGGAGACCATGATCAAAACGGTCATGCGATATCGCCCTGATTCCATAGCGGTCAACATGATTCTGCCAGACGATGCAATTGTCTCCGGCTATTTTAAGTGCTGTACCAATAACAAGCTAACAATCGCGGCCTCGTTATTTCGGGACGCGGTGCAGGAATCTATCGAGGAAAAGGAGGGACAGGAATGAGCATACTGATTCCCGGTATGAAGATGCCGACAGGACGGCCAATCCGCATAGAAATAACTGCTGATGGTGCAGTCAGAGAAATAATAGACCCATTCCTCGTGATTCCGTCCGGAAATGCCATCGAACTCCCTCCCCACGGCGATCTGATTGACCGTGAAAAGATTCCGTTTGTGGAGTCTGAAAACGGTTGTCAAGACGATTACGCCTTTCGCTATGACATTAACGAGATGACCCCGGTGATCCCGGCAGAGGAGGGCGAGATATGAAGAAGAAAAAACGTATCATTTGCCATTTTACAAACTGGCTCTTTGCAGAGTACCAAGTGCCGAGAATACCCGTTCGCGTGATGTACGATTGTGACGCTATCATGGACGGAAACGCAAAGTGCTACGGATATTTTGGCGAGGACAATGGTGAGCGAGTAATCCTTGTTGCGGCAAAACGAATCGGAACTACAAAGTGCTTGTTCGTTGTCGCCCATGAGTTTGTCCATTATATGCAGTTTCTCAATGGGCGAAACATGGAAGAAACAGAAATCATTGAGGAAGATGCATATACCTTTGAGGTTCCCCTTGTCGGGAAGTTTTTGAACAACCGCAAGAAGGGGAACCCGAAAATAACGGGTGTTCTGGATGTGTCTTTACCGACAAGGCTGTTAAACACTTGCCCGTTTTATCGAGAAGCGGAGGCGGCGTTGAGGGGAGGTGCTGACGGATGAGTTATGACATCAGATTCGGCGTGAAGGTCGAGGGCATGAACGGCTATATTGCCGTTATTGACGAGCCGTATATCTCAGACCCGACATATAATCTCCGAGATATGTTCGTAGCTTGCATGGATTGGGATTATGAGCAAGGTGTGTGGTATAGATGCGCCGAAGCAATTCCGAAGTTTGAGCGCGGCGTGAATGAGTTGACCATCAATCCGCAGAAATACACGAAGTATAATGCACCGAACGGGTGGGGAACGGTAAGTTCTGCGCTGGTCGCATTGAAATCAGTTGTCGAAAAGGCCCGTGAGATTACAGGCGGCGTTTGGACATGGAACGAAATCCCGCTTGAGCATTTATGGGTTTGCTGGTGAGGAGGTCCCGACGAATGAAAATTCGGGAATGGATAAAAAAGGCTTTGCGTATTCATTCGCCGTCACAGGAGATGAAAAAGCACGAGGCGGAGGTGGCCTATTATATGGGCCTTTATGCCTATAAAGTGCTTGAAGCGATTGAAAGCGTAAAGATGGCAGAGGAGGAATACAAAGATGGATAACTTGAAACCTTGTCCAAAATGCAATAAATACCCGTATGAAGATACTGTCAATGTCGGGTTCTTGTGGGGGTGCGGATTAGGATGTGCAAATAGTAATTGCGAAAATTCGGGCGCGCTCTCTGTCATTAAGTTTGCTCTTACAAAAGAAAGGGCGGAGAAAAAAGCCATAAGGGCATGGAATAGGAGGGCAAGCGATGGAAACTGATTACATCAGCCGCCGGGCGTTCATTGAACAGAAGGAACGGCAATATTGCCAAAACTGTGACAGGCGGAAAAACTCCAAGGGGCAAGTGGTTTATTCGATCGGCGATGCTCCGTGCCGTGCCTGTGGTATCAGAGATGTTCTTGACGATGTTGAGGATTTCCCTGCCGCCGATGTGTGGCCTTTGAAGGTAGGCGAAAACATCACCGAGAATAACTCGGTCGACGAATTCGTCTGTAGCGAATGCGGAATCATCATCGAGGATTGGGTAAGAGTTGAAATTGATGAGGATGACGAAGAGCGCACATACCATGAGTATGTTTTCCGCTTCTGCCCAAACTGCGGTGCAGACATGACTGGAGGCGCTGACGAATGAATCATGATTGCGCCCATTGCTTAGACTGGGATAGGACTTGCCCGGAGGATTGTTTCCGGGCGAAAGTGACAGCAGACCTTGAAAGCCCAAATACCCGGACCCGGTTGCTTGGCATCCCGCTAACGTGGTCCAGTTTTGCCGGAACCCCGGAGTGCAAACGCTGTGGCGGTGATAGCCCGACGGAGGATTTATCCGCGCAGTACAGAAAAATGCGAGAGCAGAACGAGTTCCTGCGGGGATATAAGGCCGGATACGCGCAAGGCGTAATTGACAGCCAACAAAATTGTGATACAATGAGAAAGGAGGGCGAAAGCCCATGAGCACACCCACTAAATCGCCCGTGGAGGTTCCGATCGAGTACGTCCCGATCGGAGACCTACACCCCTATGAATGGAACGCCAAATTGCATCCGGAGGAGCAGATCGAGCGGATCGCGGAAAGCATCCGGCAATTTGGGTTCAATGATCCGATCGCGGTATGGCGAAATAATGTCGTTATCGAGGGCCACGGCCGGCTTCTGGCCGCGAAAAAGCTCGGGCTGACTGAAGTGCCTGTCATGCGCCTTGAAAACCTATCTGACGAGCAGAGACGCGCTTATACGCTGGTTCATAATAAATTGACCATGAACTCCGGGTATGATTTCGGCCTCGTCGATTCCGAGGCCGCGGAAATTGACCTTGACCTGTCCGCGTTCGGCGTTGTCGATTATGACGATCTGATCGACGATATTTTCAAGGATGAACCGCCGGCCGATGATCCTGAGAAACCAAAGGAACGGGTCGTTATCTGCCCGCACTGCAATAGCGAGGTGCATCTGAAATGAGAAAGCTATATGTCGAGGCTTGGGAAATTTCGAGGATCAAGCCCTACGAGAAGAATGCCAAAAAGCATCCGCCCGAGCAGATCGAGCAGATCAAGCAGAGCATAGAGCAGTTCGGGTTCAATGACCCGATTGCGGTCTATCCGGACGGAGAGATCGCGGAGGGCCACGGCCGATATCTGGCGGCGGTTGCCCTTGGCTTCGAGACCTTGCCGGTCATCGTTCTGGATGGCCTGACGGAGGACGAGCAGAGGGCGTACCGGCTCGCACATAATCATCTGACCACCGACACCGGGTTCGACATCGATATCCTGAACGCGGAGCTTGCGGATATCCTGAGCATCGATATGACGCAGTACGGATTCGCGGCGGACGTTGAGGAGCGAGACTTTTCCGATTTTTTTGAGGCTTCAGATAAAACCAAAGAGCCGGAGAAAGTGAAATGCCCGGTTTGCGGTGAGTGGTTCGAGGTACGAGGATTTTCCTTGCCGGCGGGAGCACGGCCAATCTGAATCCGTTCTTTCGCCGGCTACTCGATCTGGAGACCATTGACGCGGAGGGGATGGCGTACTGTATGAGACTATTTCTTGCCGGGGTTCAGGGGCGAAACTGGATTCCGGAGATGATCGCGAGGGGAGGAGATGATTTGCGCGTTTTCCTTGCTGGGTTTTCTTTCCTGGGCTGTGGCGTATATGATGAGGCTATACTAAAGCACCGTCCGTTCATTCTGGAGAGCTTTTATTACGCGGATAAGGAGACGGAGCGCCTTCTGCCGTTATATGGGGACTTCCTGCTCGATTCTGGCGCGTTTACGTTCATGCAAGGGAAAGGATACGTCCCGAATTGGGACGACTATGTGGAGCGGTATGCGGATTTCATAAACCGCAATAATATCGCCAAGTTTTTCGAGCTTGACGTTGATTCCGTGACCGGTTATGACGTTGTTTTGAGGCTTCGGAAAAAGCTCGAGGCTCTGACCGGGAAACAGTGCATCCCGGTCTGGCATAGATCGCGGGGCAAGGAGGAGTACATCCGGCACTGCGAAGAATACCCGTATGTAGCTATCGGCGGTCTGGTTGACGGCGCGAAAAAGGGAGAATACGCCCGGAAATATTGGAGCGCGTTCCCGTGGTTCATCCGGACGGCTCATGTAAACCATGCGAAAATCCATGCGCTCGGGTTCACCTCGCTGGAGGGCATTTCCAAATACCACTTTGACAGCGTGGATTCCACGGCTTGGACGGCCGGGAATAAATACGGGTTCCTCTATCATTTCGATGGCCGGACCATGCGAAAGGAGGACGCTCCGGATGGCATGAGGATCAGCGACAGTCGTGCCGCGGCTCTGAATAACTATCTGGAGTGGATCAAATTCCAAAAGTATGCGGAGACGCATCTTTAATAATGCGGTTTGCAACAACCCGCAAAAAAAACTAAGGAGTGAAAAAAAATGAATGTTCTGTACCTTGCTATGGAGATCGTCCTGACGTTCTCCGCTGTCCTGCTTGCGTTCCGGGTTTTCGGTAAATCCGGTCTGTATGCGTGGATCGCGTTCGCATCCGTCGTGGCCAATATCATCACCGCGAAAACGAGCGATATTGGCTCTCTGGCCGTTGCTCAAGGGACCGTGCTTTTCGCGAGTACGTTCCTTGCGACGGATATCCTTTGCGAGAGGTTCGACCGAAAGAGCGCCACAAAGGGCGTTTTCATCGGACTGTCTGCCACGCTTTCTTTTGTGGTAGCCTCGCAGATTGCACTGTTATATAAACCCTCTGTATTTGACTACGCTCACGAACCGATGGCGATCCTGTTTGGACTGAATCTCCGGATTTGCCTGTCCAGCGTGACCATGTATCTGGTGGCCAATCTGCTCGACGTTTTCCTGTTCGAGAGGATCAAAAAGGCCACGGGAGGCCGGGCGCTTTGGCTCCGGAATAATGTCGCTACGATCGTTTGCAATTGCACCGAAAATTTCGCGTTTATTTTCCTCGCGTTCTACGGTGTTTACTCTGCCCCGGAGTGCGCGGAAATTGCCATTGCGACCAGTATCGTCGAGGCTATCGTCGCGGTTTGTGACACCCCGTTTATCTATATCGCGGAGAGAATCAAGCACAACGAATAACGCCATATGTGAGGAGGCGAAGAAATGGCAAACGAGCAGAATCTGAGACCCGGCGAATATCAATTAACACTTGAGGAACAAAAGAGGGGCGGGATTGCCTCCGGCGAGGCTCGCAGGAGAAAAAGAGACATCCGGCGGGCTTTGGAGGAGCTTCTGGAAAAGGACTACACGGACAAGAATGGGCGGTCTCTTTCCGGTGCCGAGGCGATCGCCGTCAAGCAGATGGAGAAAGCCCTAAAAGGAGACACCCGTGCCTTTGAGGTCGTGAGGGATTCGGCCGGCCAGAAGCCGGTTGAAAAGATCATGGTTGCAGAGGTTGAACAGAATATAATTGACGAAGTGGAAAGGATGGTGCTCGATGGCGGAAGCTGAAAAAATAACCTTTAAAGTTGCGGCCCGCCTTGCTGTTTCCGATGAGACAGCGGAAAGGTGCCTGCGGCTTCTGGAAATGTGGCAGGATGATAATCCGGATAAAAACATTATTGTTGATGTCGAAGATATGGAGGATGGTTCGCTCCGCCATAAAATGAGAATTGTGCCTTTTGGCTTACTCCCTTGCCATGAACAGGAAACAGGCAGTTGAATTTCTCCTGAACCGTCCGGCTGATTATGCGAAGATGCTCGGCTTTTCAAAGCTGGGCTCTTTGCATAATCGCTGGATAAAGGACATGGTTCGGGGGCGGGATGATAAGACCCTACAGGCATCCAGAGGAACATACAAGACCACTTGTGTCTCCGTTGCTCTGGCTGAGATCATGATCCTTTTGCCGAATATCCGGGGTATGTTCATGCGAAAGACCGATGACGATGTCAAAGAGGTTATCAAGCAGACAAAAAACATCCTGCTCAGCCAACATACACAATATCTTGTGCAGTGCATCTATGGAGTGAATCTGCGGTTATTGGTGGCCAATTCGACGGAGCTTTCGACCAATCTGACCAATGATTCCCGGGGATCGGTTCAGCTGATGGGGCTCGGCGTTGGGACTTCCCTGACCGGCAAGCATTTTGACCGGATATTTACGGACGACATCGTAAACGTAAAGGATCGGCTGTCCAAAGCGGAGCGGGATCGAACGAAGATCATTTACCAAGAGCTTCAGAATATCAAAAACCGAGGCGGCCGGATTTTCAATACCGGGACCCCGTGGCATCCGGATGACGCATTTTCGATCATGCCGGAGCCGGAGAGGTACGACTGCTACCACCCAGAAATCCGGGGGATCATTTCGGAGGAGGAGCTGGCGGAACTCCGGGAGAGCATGATCCCGTCCCTTTTTGCCGCCAACTATGAGCTGAGGAACGTTGCGTCGGAGGACGTTATATTTACAGCCCCGCAGACCGGAGGCGATCCGGCCATGGTCGAACAGGGTATTATGCATCTTGACAGTGCGTTCTATGGAGATGATTATACCGCGTGGGGGATCATGAAAAAGCACGGGGACAAGTATTATCTCTATGGCCAGTTGAGGCGCAAGCACGTTGAGGATTGCTACGACGAGATCATGGACGATTATAACCGGTTCATGGCCGGGAAACTCTATAACGAGAATAATGCCGACAAGGGAATGGTCGGTCGGGATCTGAGAAAACTCGGAGCTAAAGTAATTCTGTACGCTGAGCATCAGAATAAGTTCATCAAGATTGCCACCTATTTGAAAGCGATCTGGCGCGATCTGGTTTTTGTCGAGGGAACTGACCGGGCCTACATAGATCAAATATGCGACTTCAACGATAAGGCTGAGCACGATGATGCCCCGGATGACGCGGCGAGTCTTGCCCGGTTGTTATATCGGAAAAAAACAGAAACAGAGGATTGTTTCATCTGGTAGGAGGGTTTTACTATGAAAACGTATCAGGATTTACTCGCCGTCGGAGAGGATGAAAAGGAGCGGATGCTCTTTATCAATGGAGCTATCAATGATCACAAGCAGAGCGATTTATACCGGGTTTCGGTTGACGCTGACTGCTATTATCGGCATCTGAATCCGACCATAATGGAGGCGCAGAAGATCATCTATGACGCGCTCGGAATTGCCCATGTCGATAAGTGGTCGGCGAATAACAAGATTCCGTCCCGGATGTTTTTCTACTTCACGACTCAGGCCGTGCAGTTCCTGCTCGGAAATGGCGTGTCGTTCAAGAACGCCAAAACCAAGGAGAGATTCACCTCCGGATTTGACTCCGCGATCCAGAAAGCGGCCACCCGGGCCATCGTTTGCGGCGTGTCGTTCGGATATCTGAACCGCGAGGAGAGTGAGGTCGGGTCGGATGGGACGTACAGCGTGAGCGTGTTCGATCCGCTGGATTTTGTTCCGCTGGTGGATGAGGAGACCAGCGCACTCCGGGCCGGCATCAGGTTCTGGCAGTTGCCGTCAAAGGGAAAGGACAAGCCCATGCGGGCGGTCCTGTACGAGGAGAATGGATACACCGAATATATCAAGGAAAAGGCGAGCGACTGGCGGGTATTTCAGGAGAAACGTCCGTATATTCAGGTCGTGGCCACTTCCGATGTTGCCGGCACGGAGATTGTGGACGGGAAAAATTATCCGGGGTTCCCGATTGTCCCGCTCTGGAATATCAACAAGCAGTCCGATTTGATCGGGTCCCGGGCCACTCTGGATGCCTATGATCTGATGGCCTCACAGTTGGTCAATAATGTTGATGAGGGCAACCTTATCTATTGGGTCATTAAGAATGCCGGCGGGATGAATGCCAGCGACGTTTCAAAGTTTATCAGACAGCTCCATATGAATCATGTCGCGCTTGTTGAGGGCGAGGAGGATATCGATCCGCATACGATCAATGTCCCGGTTCAAGCGTCTGAGACGGCTCTGGCGCGACTCCGTTCGCAGTTGTTTGATGATTTTATGGCGCTGGATACCAAGGAGATTTCCGGCGGTGCCGTTACTGCGACCCAGATCAAGGCGGCATATGAGCCGCTCAACAGCAAAACCGATCTGTTTGAGTATCAGGTCACCGACTTTATTCTGGGCTTGCTTAAACTGATCAAGGTTGAGGATCAGCCCACATATACCCGGTCGATGATCGTCAACCAAAGCGAGATGATCACCAACCTGATCGCGGCCAATACCGTTTTGCCGGCCGATTATGTAACCCGCAAAATTGTGGAGTTGCTCGGCGATACGGATAAGGCGGAGGCGGTTCTGAAACAGATGGACGCGGAGGATATGGGCCGTTTCGACAATGAGGAGGGCTAACCGATGGATCAGGCCAAAGCCCTTGAGCAGAGGCTACGGGGAATATATAGCCAAGCGCATCATGAGATTGGCGTTGCTTGGACAAAGTATATGGAAAAAGTGAACGCTGAACTAAAGCCCTTGCAGGAGGCCTACGATCTGGCGAAACGTTCCGGGGATCGGGACGAAATCAGGCGGACCGGCATGGCGCTCGGCCGTGCTCAGCGTGAGAAAACGATCCATAATAAATACTATCGGGATTTGACGGAACAGCTCGCTTCTGAGATTTCCCGGGTCAATGGACAAGCGATCGCCTATGTCAACTCGGTGCTCCCGGATTCATATGCCCGGTCATATAATGAGATGGCCAAGGGGATCAATAGCGCCACGAAAGGGTATTCTTTCGCTCTGGTGGATTCTGGAACCGTCAGGAATCTGGCTACCAGCGATAAAACTCTGCTCCCGTATAAAACGGTCAATGGCCAGAAAGATGTCCGCTGGAACACCCAAAAAGTGAACGCTCAAGTAATGCAAGGAATATTGCAAGGTGAGTCCGTCGATAAAATTGCCAACCGGCTGTCCGATGTTCTGGAGATGAACGAGGCCAGCGCCATGCGGAATGCCCGGACATCAGTTACCAGCGCTCAAAATAAGGGGCGTTTCGATATGCTCGATAACGCCGCCCAGAACGGGATCATCGTCAAAAAGGAGTGGGTCGCCGCGTTGGATGATCACACCCGTGAAAGCCACGCGGATATGGACGGGGAATTGCAGGATTACGATGAGGAGTTTTCAAACGGCCTAATGTTCCCCGGCGATCCCGATGGTCCCCCGGAGGAGGTCTATAACTGCCGGTGTCGTATGGGTTTCCATGTTGTCGGCGTTGTGGATCAGGAGTCCGGGCAGATGTTGTACCAAAACGACAACGTTGTGAGCGATAAATCCCGGAGGACCCCGCCGGCTCCGAAACCATCCGCCCCGGCTCCGGTATCGGCCCCGGTGCGGGCATCATCGTCGGCCGTTGGATCATCGGGGACCATTGCCGGAGTGAAACAGGGCGAAGCCATGACCCACGCCGAGGCCGATACCGGCCGGGTGAATCCGAACTTTGCCGACGGTGGAGGGTATCGAATCAATTGCCAAAGTTGCGTTTGTACCTACGAAGCCCGGATGCGTGGCTTTGACGTTGAGGTTGTCCCGAATGATAAGGCGCATCCAATGTGCAGTCGCCTTGCGAGGGATTCTACGCTGATGTGGCAGAATGAGGATGGATCGCCCGCGACGTATCTGTTCGGCACGGGCCGGTGGGAATCGAAGTCCAACTGGGTCGGGCCGTTGCCCAACGCGAGACGGTTCGAGACAAAACTGCAGGAGACGCTGTCCGAAGATGCCCGCTATACCCTCGGGTTCAAGTGGCGGGGCTTTAATTCCGGGCATATTGTTATGCTCGAAAAAGACGGTCCGGATTTGGTTATTTATGACCCGCAAAGTAACCGGCTATACCGTGGCTCTTACGCCTCGTCATACCTTGACAGGATCGCCTACTCGAGATCGGTTTACGGGTCGAACTACTATAAATGGCCAGAGGTTATGCGGGTCGATGACAAACGCTTTGTTCAGGATGTCGCGGATGCCGTTATGATCCCGGCCGGAGGTGGTAAAAAATGAATGTTCAGGAGTTCGCCAAAAAACAGGGATTTGTGAAAGCTCAAAAAATAGCACCATGGCGTGGATATGTTTGTTATGAGGCACTGGTCGGCGATCCCGATGAGGAGCCCCGGATCGGGTTCCCGCAGATCATTCTGGAAAAGCCCGGGGTCATGTTCCGGATGGCTCAATACGACGAGGCCATGGCCTATCTTGACGAGGCCGGGGAGGTGTGATGTATGGGGGTCGATGTTACAATCGATAACAACAGCGAAAAGATTCTCGCAGAAATGGATCGCCGGGTACGTTCCGCGCTGGAGGCTGTCGGGCTGGAGGCCGAAAACAATGCCGTGGTTGAGGTGAATCGGGCGGTATATGATACCCCGCCAAGCCCGAATTATGTCCGGACCGGCAACCTCCGGAACAGTATCGCCCATGCCGTTGACAGCGAACAATGGTGCGTTGTGATCGGGTGCCGGATCGAATATGCCCCGGACGTAGAACTCGGGAACTCACATATGCGACAGCGCCCGTTTCTCCGGCCGGCCGTGGCCAATTATCAGAGCGCGTACCGGGATATGTTCGATGCGATTATGCGCGGCAAGTCTTGACATCCTGAATATCCGGTGCTATTATCATAACAGGACCAAAATAAGCGAACCCGCGAGGAAATGCGGGCCGAAGAAAAGGAGCGAAAATAATGGCAAAGTTTGCGAGGAGCGAAATCCGCAAGATCATCGGCGAGGCCTGTACCGAAGAAATGGAAAGCAGTCTTGTCGCCCTACATCTTGGCGTGGTCGATCCGCTCAAGGATGACCTTGCAAAATACAAGGCTCTGGCAGATCAGTTGCCCGGGGTTCAGCAGGAACTGAAAGACATGCAGGCCAAGGGCGGGACCGATTGGCAGGCCAAGTACGAGCAGGAGCATAAGGACTTCGAGGCGTTCAAGGCGGATCAGGCCGATAAAGCCTCACAGGCCGCGAAAGAAAAGGCGGCGCAAGCGTACTTCGAGGGAAAGAGGATCACCGGCAACAATCTGAAAATCGCCATGCGTGGCGCAAAGGATGAGATCAAGGCGCTGACTCTGGACGAAAAGGGCCAGATCAAGGACACCAAGGCGCTCGATGCGCTCGTCTCCGGAGAGTTTTCCGCCCTCGCAGTAACGACCCGGGAAAAGGGGCCGGGAGCCTCTAATCCGCCGGCCAGTTCTGGCGGATCAATGACCCGGGAGGAAATCATGGCTATCAAGGACGTTTCCGAACGTCAAAAGGCCATCGCCGAAAATATGTCAGTTTTCGGCTACTAAAATATAGAAAGGATTGCGAAAACAATGGCAAATCTTACCGATTCCGCTGAAACCAGATTGATCACGAAATCGCAGATGGCTCGCGTTCGCGAGATCGATTTCGTCAATCAGTTTGCTCACGGGAGCCTCGCCAAGCTGATCGAGGTTCTGGGCGTGACCCGGAAAATCCCGATGCAGGAGGGAACCACCCTCTATGTGTACACCACCTCCGGCACTCTGCAGAGCGGTTCCGTTTCTGAGGGCGCTGTCATTCCTCTGTCTCAGTATCAGAGGAACAAGAGTGCTGTCGGCAGTCTGACGCTTCAGAAGTGGCGCAAGGCTGTTTCCGCCGAGGCCATCATGAAATCCGGCAAGGACGAGGCCATCAATCAGACCGACGCGGCGATGCTCAAGGATGTCCAGAAAGATATCCGGGGCGCGTTTTTCACTCTGCTGAATGGTACCATTTCCGACTCCACTCCCGTTTCCGGCACCGGCCTGCAGGCGGCCCTCGCTGAAGCATGGGGCCAGCTTCAGGTCAAATTCGAGGACGATCAGGCGGAGGCCGTCTATTTCCTGAACCCGCTCGACATTGCGGACTATCTCGGCTCCGCTCAGGTGACCATGCAGACCGTTTTCGGTATGAACTATATCGAGAATTTCCTTGGCCTCGGCACGGTCATCACCTCGTCCCGGATCACTCAGGGTACGTTCGTCGCCACGGCGAAGCAGAACCTGATCCTGTACTACCTGACCATGAACGGCGACGTTGCCGATGAGTTCAACCTCACCGCCGACGAGCTGGGCCTGATCGGTATCTGCACCGAAATCCCGAACGAGACCCGCGCCCAGATTGAAACCCTGATCATGTCCGGCATCCAGTTCTTTGTCGAATATGCGGCCGGTGTGGTCAAGGGTACGATCAACGGCGTACTCCCGGAGATTACCGTCGCCTCCGTGGCTGGCGGCACCTCCGGAAAGACCACGATCACCACCGACTATGACCTCGGCACTGGCGACAGCTATGTGTACAAGGTCACCGATGATGTGATCGTTGTGACCAAGGATCAGAGCACCGCGTCCGGTTGGACGAGCTGGGACGGCTCCGCGGATATCACCGCCGCCACCGGCAAGATCATCACCGTCGCCGTGTCCAACGATAGCAAGGTCAAGGCCGCCGGTTATACCACCGTCACGGCGAAAACCTGATAGCCTAAAAGAATGGGGGCGATTCTATGCTTACTCGGCTTTGTAGTATGTTGCACAACTGGTTCAATATCCACGATGATGAGGATATCCACGCCGGTACATACACAATCGAAAACGGGAGCATCGGATCGCTCCCATTTTTGAAATCCGGTCAATATTTCCGGATCGTTGGCTCCGCCCTGAATGATGGGGTCTATAAATACCCGATCGCCCCAAATTCCGAAACACCCGCGTTGACGGACGAGACATTCACCGGGGCCGTTTGGGCGATGTTTGTCCCGACCGATGTCGTGAAACTTGCCGAACAGATCGAGGCGTATAATGCCAGAGTTGCGGAACTTGCCGCGGCAGAGGCGAATCGCAAAGGGTTTTCCTCTGAGGCTTTCGGGGGCTATTCATACTCCCTGTTCGGCTCGGCTCCGCCGGGGATGGAGGCCATCAAAGCCAATATTGACGCTGAGGTTCGGCGCTATAGAAAGCTGGTGCTTCTCTGATGCTTATCTATGACGCTATGGAACCTTGCCAGATGCTACATAAGATTTCCACAGACGATGCTTTAGGCGGGGATCGCGTTGCGTGGATCGCCGGTGCATCGTTTGACGCGGCATTTGCTTCTGGAAATTCTGTCGAGCAGATCGTCGGTCAGGCTATGGTGGTCTCCAATACCTACGTCGTTACGACCTACCGGAGCAAGGTTCTTGAGTATCATGACGTATTCCGCCGGTTGCGTGACGGGAAAATTTTCCGCGTTACCACAGGCGATGCAAGGGACCGCCAGACCCCGGATGAGCGGTACGGAGATTCCGCCACGGATTTGGATATGCGGCAAGTCAATGCCGAGGAGTTCGTCCCGGCCGAGCCTATTGCTGTCCCGGCAACTCCTCTGATCCCGGCAACCCCTATTGAGGTGCAGTCATGAGCGCGCCCTATGCAAGCAAGGAGGCGGCTCTGCAGGCCTTTTGGGCTGGGTTCGGGATTCCGGCCCGGGACGAGAATTCCGTGCCTGATGATGCTATGACGCGGTTCGAGGGCCATTATATCACCTACTGTTCGATCACAGGGTCGGAGGGCGATCGAATCCCGATATACGGGTCGATCTGGTGGAAAGCCTCGTCATGGGATGCCATCACGGAAAAGTGCAACCAAATCGCGAAGCAGATCGGCCGGGACGGGGTCCGGATTCCGTTCGTTGGCGGGGTCTTGTGGATCGTTCGCGGGGTTCCATTTTCTACCAGAATGACGGACACCGATGACACTGTCCGACGGGTTTATATCAATTTGACGGCGGAGTATATATCCGCCGATTAAGGAGTGAAACTATATGTGGAGTGCCACAAAAATTTCCGCCGATGCCGCGAACAATATGCAGATTCAGGCCGGTCTCCTGCTCAACTCGTTTAACGTTGCGAATCCCGCAGAGCCCGACGATGCCGATATCGTTTGCGCCACCACCGGCGACTTCAATATCACCTGCCAGCCGGATACCTCCGATTTTTTCGAGGACGTAAATAACGCCCAGAACAACACCAAAGAGGGCAAGCATATCACCGGATGGAACTGCGGCCTGACCGTGGGCTGTCTGGAGATCACAGAGGAGACTCTGATCCTTGCGCTGGGCGCGGCAGATGTCGGCGCTGATGGAGGCGTTCACCCGCGTCACGATTATGAGGTTGGAGACTTCAAACGGCTCTACTGGATCGGCGACATGGTGGACGAGGACAAGCTCCTGTGCGTGGCCATGGATGACACCGTCAATACCGGGGGTCTTTCCCTGACCACCACCAAAAATGGCAAGGGCAACCTGTCTCTTTCCCTGACTCCCCATGCCAGCGCGGCCACCCCTCTGGTGGTTCCGATGGCGTTCTATCTGCTCGAAAAGGTTGACGAATCTGCGCCTGCCCGGACGTACACTGCCGTTTCGCCCGTGGGGACTGAAGACCCCTACGACGAGGGCTGGTATGTTCTCGATGGAGACACCTATCGCCTGACCACCGACCGCACGGTTGATTCCAATAAGACCTACTATGAGCTGGATTCGACCACCTGATTGACATCAAAAGGAGGCAAAAATGAAAAATCTGGCGACCTGTTCACCCACTGAATTTTTCACGCAGACGGTAGCGATCCGCCACGCGGCGGCCGATTGGTTCAGCGGCACAAATATCCTGAATATCAGGAAAAAGATGCCCACGATCCCGCCCAATGCGTCCCCGGAGGAAAAACGGGAGATGATCACCAAGCAGGCCAAGGAGAACGCCATGGAGATTTTCCGGGCGGTTTTCGAGGAGCATCCGGAGGAAACGATCAAGCTCATGGCACTCGCCTGTTTTGTCGAGCCTGAGCGGGTCGATGATTATCCGATGGAGGACTATCTGACCGCAATCATGGATATGGTAGAAAGTCCTGCTGTCGTTCGTTTTTTTTCCTATGTGGTACGCTCGGGGCTGAAGAATACTTCGCCTGCGTAGAAACAATACGAATAGACTTGCTCGAGCTTCTTGGACGCGGATATGTTATCGACCACTGCATATCCGCGTTTAATAATAGGCAGGAGGAGAAAGCGTACAGGATTTATGTCACTGACTCGCTTGGCATCCTGATCGGATCACCCGAACGCTGGTCCGAGTGGATCGAAAAGCCAAAAGCTCCGGCCTACAGCGCGGATGAGGTACGGCGCAGAATCAAGAGCAAGCTGAGCGAATAAACCACACAAGGTGGTGACATTATGGACTTATTCGATCTGTTTGCCCGCATATTCCTTGACTCCTCTGAGTATGAGAAAGGGCTGGGCGAATCAGAGAAGAAAACCGAAAGTTTCGGCAGTAAAGTAAAAAAGGGTCTTACCTCTGCCCTTAAAGTGGGGGCGGCGGCCATTACGGCCGTTACTACCTCCGCGATCGCCATGGGGACCGCGATATTGAAAGCGACAGGAGATGTTGCGGCCCACGGCGACGAAATCGACAAAATGTCGCAGAAGCTCGGCCTGTCCTATGAGGCATACCAAGAGTGGGACTACGTGCTGTCTCAGTCCGGCGTAGAAATCACCAATATGTCCACGGGTCTCAAGACCCTGACGAACAAATTGGATGAAGCGAAAAACGGCGGATCAGACGCTCAGGAAATGTTCGCGAAATTGGGTCTTTCAATGGAGGACCTAAATTCGATGTCCCGCGAGGAGATTTTCGCGGCCACTATTTCCGGGTTTCAGAATATGGCCGACTCGACGGAGCGGGCCGCGCTTGCAAATGACCTTTTCGGACGAAGTGGCCAAGAGCTTACCCCGCTGTTCAACGCCTCTATTGAGGACACTCAGGCCTTAAAAGATGCCGCCCACGAACTCGGGTTCGTTATGGGCGACGAATCCGTGAAAAAGGCGGCGGATTATCAGGATGCGCTCGATACGCTCAAGCGTTCATTCGGCGGCCTAAAACAGCGAATGATGGGCGACTTTATGCCGTCGATCACCACCGTTATGGAGGGTCTTTCCGCCATTTTCGCTGGAGATGAGGGCGGGGTCGCCCAGCTCTCCGCCGGCATCGAGCAGTTCATCACCAATCTTTCGCAGGCGGCTCCGCAGATCGTTGCCGTCGGTTCCACAATAGTCACATCTCTGCTCGGCGCGATTGTGGATAATTTGCCACAGTTGCTACAGGTTGGATTTGACGCACTTGTGACGATCGCGAACGGTATCATCGAAAACCTGCCGGCTCTCGTTTCCGCGGCGGTGGATATCATAAAAATGCTCGCCACCGTGCTTCTGGAGCCCGACAACGTGACCATGTTGATCGACGCGGCCTTTGACATTATAATGGCGATTGCTGACGGTCTGATCGAGGCTCTGCCGCTTATCATCGACGCGACGGTTATGCTGATCACAAAACTCTGTGAGAAGTTATCCGACCCGAATACCGTTACCCGGCTGATCAATGCGGCGCTCCAGATCATCAAGGCGATTGCCTCCGGATTGATCAAAAATATACCGATCCTGCTGAGTGCGATCGGCCAAGCCATCGCTGGAATCCTGACTGCAATCGGCGGAAAGCTCCGGGAGTTCGGAGACAAAGGTCGAGAGATTCTGCAAAGGATCGCCTCCGGAATTAGCGGCGCGATTTCGTCCGTGATTCAGGTCGGACGGAATATCGTCGAGGGCATTTGGTCCGGCATTAGCGGCGGGCTCAAGTGGATCAAGGACCGCATTACCGGATGGGTCGGCAACGTGCTTTCGTTTATTAAGCGCCTATTTAAAATCGGGAGTCCGTCGAAATTGTTCCGCGACGAGATCGGCATCAACCTCGCGAAAGGTATCGGGGTCGGTTTCGTTGATGAGATGGATAATGTCGAACGCATGATGCAAGACGCTATGCCGACGCTCAGCGGGTTTTTAGACGACCCGTATGAAGTTACGTCCATCGGCTATACGCCTGATGTGGCGGCTCGTGGGGGCTCTGGCGCGCTTCTGGACGAGGTCGTTTCCCTGTTGCGCGATATCCGGGAGAATATGGGCCACGACATCGTATTGTCTGATGGCACGCTTGCCGGCCGCATGGATAAATTGCTCGGCCGTCGGGCCGTACAGAGAGCGAGGGGGAACGCATGACGATTTTCGGAGGAGCCTATATAAACGGCAAGCACACCTACAACGATTACGGGCTGTTTCTGGTTTCCGTTGATATCGGGGTCCCGGTTGCAAAAACCCGGTTCGTCGATATCCCGGGGGCCGATGGCAAGCTCGATCTGACGGAGGCATCCGGCGGGGCAATCAGGTACGAAAACCGCCCGATGAATCTGCTGTTCACCGTTCGGGCCAATGATGACAACCGGAGCGCGTTGCAGGATGAGCTGAACAATGCCATTCATGGCCAGCGGGTTTCCGTGATTCTGGATACCGACCCGGATTGGGTTTACGACGGCCGTGCCGCCGTCGCCTTTGAGGATGTCGAGGATTGGCGGATGAAAGTCCGCATTACCGTAGACGCGTCCCCGTATAAACTGGAGCCGGGAATGACGGAGATTTCCGTTGGCGCTGATTCGTTTGATCAGGTGGATATCTATGTCGGACAGGGCATCGACTCGCAGGTTGGTTTTTCCGCTGTTTATGATGTGGGGAATATTTCCGCCATGTCTAAGCTGATCCTGCGCTGGGATGAATCTTGTCCCCATGTCGGTCCGATTTCCGTCAACGTAACCGACGGAACCCACACCTACGTTGACTCGACGGTTGAGTACGAGGACTATGAGGTGGAAATCCCGGTCTCAGCGCTCAGCTCCGCCGATGTTGCGACCACGGATATCACAAAGGTCTTGCTCTCCGGCATCAAGCTCGCCAAATTGTATAAACAGTCCAGTGCGGGCGCGATCCTGACGGTTGTCAATGATCGGATGCCCGTCTGCCCGGTTTGGGAGAATCCCAACGAGGCCAGCGTTGCCGTTCACGTTAACGGCAAGCCGTTCACGATATCCACCGGGGAGACGATCAATCCGGATATCGTACTCGATCCGGGAGAGAATGAGGTCGCGTTCACCTCCGCCAGCGTTCCGGATGACCCGCTGGTTTTGCGGTTCAGAAAGGGGCGGCTCTAATGTATACGATTTACGTTAACGGCCAGCCTCTGCATCACCCGAATCTGCGCTCAGAAAGTAGGGTCGTCCCGGAGGCCAAACTCCGGGAGGAGGTTAATACCCACGGGAGTCTCGATACTGTTGTCGAGATGAGCAACCCACTGTGGGGAATGATCAGCGCGAACGATCCGGTTCAGGTTCGAGCGACGGATTATCGGACCGGCTCCTCGCGTGTGATCTGGCGGGGCCGGATCGCGTCCCGGACTCAGGGATTGTTCGGCAGTCAGTCTGTTCATTGCGAGGGAAAGCTGTCATACCTTTGCGACTCGTTTATTGAGCCGTTCGTCCTCCGCGGAAATGTTCCGGAGGTCCTGCAGGCGCTTATCACCAAGCACAACATGGCCGTTGGCTGGGCTGATACGGAGCGGGTGCTATCGCTCGGCACCGTGGATGTGACCGATCCGAATGGGAGCATATATCGCTTCAAGGAATCGTCGCAGAGCATCTGGGATGCGATTCAGGAGCATCTCGTCAAATCCAGCCTTGGCGGCTATATCCTGTTCGATCCGGTTACTCAGGAGGTTGGTTATTACAGTAGCTATGCCCGGGTTTGTTCACAGCCTGTCAGGTTCGGTGTGAATCTGATCGATTGCGCCCAAACGGATGACGGGACCGGGATCATCAATGCGCTGTATGCGTTCGGCGCTGAGAATGATGAACAGCATACGGAGCCGATGCCGGACCCGGACCCGACGTACAGCCCGCTGGCCGTGTGGTATGGGAACCGGGTGCATCTTGGTTCCGGGAAATTCCCGCTGATCCATGAGGCCAGCGCGGCCAAATTCGGCCGGCATTATGGCACTATGGTTTGGAAAGACATCACGACCACCTCCGCCCTTGAGACCGCGGCCTTGGCGTTCCTGAGCGAAAACTGGGCAAAAGTCGGGCAGAGGAGGATCGAGGTCAGGGCCATAGATATGTCAATCGCGGACCGTGAGCTGGACGATATAACGGTCGGGGCGCTTGTGAATGTGATCCCGCCGAATTTGTGGGGGATCGATAAAAATGATTTCAGTAACGCTGTCCAACTGTTGTGCGTTGCCCGTGATCTGGATATCGTAGAGCCGGATAATTCGGTCTATTCATTCGGAACCGTTGAGGCTACGCTGAGCAGTTTGGTTGGAGGTTGATGCTATGAAAGTATCGAAAAATATTACCATAGACTTAAATAATCCGCGCCGTCATGTGGTTCATCTGATGGAGAGCGGAAACCAGCGCGAGATCATCCTGACGCTTTTGAAAGACGGGATGCCTTTCGATGTTTCCGAGGGGATCGGCACGGCCACGCTCGTGAAAGGTGTCGGTTATATCAAAGCTAATGGTGTTCCCGGCTATTATGACTGGACATCGACAGATATGGCGGCGGTCGAGGCGGTTTCCGGGTCAACGAATAAATGGACGGTACGTCTCGACGAACACGCCACAGACGTTCCCGGTTTCGCTCAGATTTTCGTCAAGTTTTCGCTTGCATCCGGGGAAACGCTGTATTCATTCCCGATTACGCTGGATGTCATCCGCACATCTGGCGGCACGACCGACCCCGACAAACCCTATTATCACTCGACCTCGTTCCTGCTGGCAGGAGCGCAGGCCGCGAAAACCCCGGCGATGACTTTTCCTGTCGGCGTTGATGGCGATGGCAAACTGTGGGCAGAAGGTGGTTGGTCTGCTGAGGCAAAAGAAGCACTTATCGCTTGCTTTGAGCAGGTGGCGTGGAAAACCACATATGGTCAGACATATCTATCCGCTCTGGAAACCGCTCTCTACCCGGAAGTCTACCTCGTATCCATCACCGCCGACTACGAGCAAGATCGCCCCATCTACACCGATGACTCCCTCGACCTTGTACGCCTTGATCTGGTGGTCACCGCCAACTACAGCGACGGCACAACCGAGACTCTTGCAGACGATGCCTACGAATTGACCGGGACGCTGACGGCTGGCACATCGACGATCACGGTTAGCTATGGCGGCAAGACTGCGACCGTCAGCGTATTGGTGACTGCTCCATTATATTCGGTTGCCGATTTTGCTGAACAGACGCTGACTTCCGGTGGGAAAAGCATCACCGTCAAAAAAGAAAACGGAGTATTTACTATTTCCGGCACATATAACGGAGTTGTCTATATCAATTCAAGCGGCGTTGCGTCTTTAACGAGGCCGACAACCGCGTGGTTGAGTACGCTGTCTGGCAAGGCTTTGCTGCTCAAGGTCAAAGATATCACATGGGCCAATCCGACCTCAACCGCTATTTCGTTTGACACAAAACTAAGCCGTTCAGATGCGGATGGAAGCATATACTCAGCGTCTTTTGCGATGAGCGCAAACGAAAGCGGATCGGCTGGGGAAACTCAATACGCGCCGTCGAGCGGAACAATCACTACAGGCAGATCGATTAGTGCGCTGGTGTTGCAGTTCAACAATAATCCGGGATCGAGCGCAAGTGTGAGCGCCTCCTTCAAGGTGGAATTGTATGTTGATAACGTGAGGTATCTGTGATGGCGGTCTATGACATCAACGGGAACGCCCTGTCTCAGATTTATGGGATCGATGGCAGTCCTCTATTAAAGGCCTACGCCGTGGACGGGACGGAGATTTTTCCGGACGAGCCGCCAGAACCGATACAACTGCGGGTGATGACATACAATGTCGGCGGTTGGTATATCGGAAGCGGGACGAATGTGCCGTCTAATTTGGACGCTGCATTTTATGCGCTCCAAAACGGAATGCTTTCCACGCAGGACGCGGACATTCTGTGCATACAGGAGTATTGGAACAACTTCAGCTCATCCAGAACTGCGCTTTCCTTGCTTTCTCCGCATTTCCAGTATATTCACGCAGAGAACGGAAACAGCCAATACTATGGTCATGCCATATGCTCAAAGTATCCCATCAAGAGCTACACGCAACACATTTTCACAGGGGACGCACAAGGGCGGTATTATGACGAGGCCGTGATTACAATCGGAGCGGTTGATGTCCATGTTTTCGTCACACATCTTCATCCGTCCGATGTTTCTCAAAAGATCGCTCAAGCGACCGAGCTGTTTAACTATGTAAAGAATTTAACCGAGCCGTTCATCATCTGCGGCGATTTCAACTCCACGCTATACGACCCAATGTCAAGCACCAATGAGGCAATATACGGTCAATTTCTTAATGATGGCTGCACCCTTGCAAACGACGGAGCGTTTGGAATTTTGCCGACAGCTTGCAATTCTGCTGACTGGATGTCAGACAAATTCGCCATTGACAACATCATTTGCTCTGATGGTATTACTATCACGGATGTATGGACGGATTTGACGAAGACCACAGATGCGGATGTATTGGCGGCGGGTAAAATCGACCACATTCCGCTGATTGCGGAAGTGGAGCTGTTATAAGGAGGCGGTATGCTAATTTCAAGATTCATCAATCCAGCTAAAATGCTTATCGTTAGGAGGGTTATTATGGATTTCGGCAGTATCACTATTCTGGCCATCACTATCATCGCATACCTTGTGGGTATGATTGCGAGGGCCGTTCCGCTTGAGAACAAATGGATCCCGTGTATCTGCGGGCTGTGCGGGATGGCGCTCGGCATCGCCGGCCTGTATATCATCCCGGATTTCCCGGCGAACAATTGGATCGATGCCGCGGCGGTTGGAATCGCCTCCGGCCTTGCGGCCACCGGTGCGGATCAGATTTACAGACAACTGCATCCGTCGGATAAGGGCCGTATTATGTTCCCGGCAAACGAGGAGGTGACCGAGCGTGACACCGATTGAAAAAGCGGCGCAGTACGTCATGTCCATTTACAAGCGCGAGGTCGGGTACCACGAGAAGGCCACCAACAGCCAGCTCGATGATCCGCTCGCCAACAGTGGATCGAACAACTGGAATAAGTATGCGGCGCATATCGATTCATTCCGGGCGCTCGGGTTCAATTTCTACAACGGGCGCAAGAATATCGGGCCTCCGGGCGAGTGGTGCGACGTTTTCTGCGATGACGGCCTGATCGTCGCGCTGATTGAGCTCGGGTTCGATCTGGAGGCGGCAATCAAGTTGGCTATGCGAATGTTGTACCAGCCGTCCGACTCCTGCGGTGCTGGCTGTAAGTATTCGGCGGATTACTACCGTGCGGCCGGTGCGTGGATTGCGAGGAATGGGACCCCGAAAGTGGGAGACCAGATATTTTTCGGGAAATTGACCGATGAATCGCACACCGGTATGGTTTCCGGTGTTGACGGCTCCTATGTCTATACGATCGAGGGCAACGCCAATAATCGAGTAGAGGAACGGAAGTATGCCCGGGGATCGTCCAATATCGCCGGATATGGCCGGCCGGACTACTCCCTGATCGCGTATAAGTTCGAGGAGCCGGAGATCAAAGACGACCCGGAGGATCAGCCCATTACCAGCCGGGATGCGGTGGAGATTTTCGACAAGCTCATGCTTGTGAGGCTCGGTCCGCAGATCAAGGAGATCACAGATATACCGTCGGTATCTGTTGAGGCCGTGGCGCGCGTTCTGCTCGATCTGCAGGCGGTTGACGGCGGTACCCCGTATTCGGTTAACCCCAATGATATAAATATGCCCTACGACGTTCTGCGCGGTGTGGTTATCGGGGTTCGGTATACCAATATCATCGTCAAAGCCCTTGAGGATCGGGTCGCCATGCTCGAGGAACGGCTCCAGAAAAAGGAGGTCGATCCCGATGCTTGACGCGGCGGACGTTCAGGACTTACAGAACCGGTTCGATTCCCGCTACAAGCTCCGGGAGGATTGCGAGCGGGCTATGGACGCGGTCACCGAGGCCCAACACAAGCATGATGTGGACCTCGCGTTAATCAACCAGCAGTTAGCTATCATCAAGTGGATCACGGCCTGCACCCTGACGGTGGTCATTGCCGGAATTGTCGGGCCTGCGATCCAGAAATTACTCGGAGGTTAAAAAATGCCGTGCGACTCCTGTGAAAAGAAATCCGCCGGGGGCGGTGTGAGCGAGGCCGCTTTTGAATTTGCGTGCCATAAGTTTTCGACGATTATCCGCTGGCTGTGCATCGTGATCCTGATCCTTGCGATCGGTCATATTGCGTGGGCCGTGGCGTGGACTCAGTACGATTATACCAGCGAGGAGGTGTCCGTCGAAGCTCTTGACGGGGTCGCTAACTATATTGGTGAATCGGGGGACATAATCAATGGCGCGAATAGTGGTCCGCAGGCGTTACCGTAGAAAGCGTAACGGAAATGCCAGAGGCGTTAGGAAACGGAAATGACGTTCAATTTTGAGGGCTTCACAAATTCCCGCATCGACGAAGTGATCGAGGAATATATCCATTCAGCCCGGGACCGCGAGATCATGCGCCGGCGGTTGATCGACGGCGAAACGTATCAGGAGATCGCGGACTCAATGATGATCAGCGCCCGGACGGTTCGGGCCGTTGCATCAAAGTTGCGCGGACGTATATTCAAACACTTGACTTGACAAACGCACTGCCTTGTGCTACCATGGCGGTGGGTCCTCGTATCGTCAGACTCTTTCTGTTCATCTTTGCCTCCTTTTGTGTCGCCGGGAAACCGGCAACCGTCGTCGCGGTGTTCCCCGCCGTGGCGGCGGTTTTCTTTATGCCCAAAATATGTCGCTTTTGTGCCGTTCGGCTTCCTTGCCGGACGGCCTCTTTTTTTTATATGCTCAATGCGGGGAGGTGGGGCGATATGTGGCGGGAGTACAACCCGAACCCATCCGGTCGGGCAGTTGGCGATTGCGCCGTGAGGGCGATTTCCGCGGCTCTTGGCGTATCATGGGAGACCGCGTACAGCCTGCTGACGGTGGCCGGTTTTAATATGTGCGATATGCCGTCGTCCAATAGCGTCTGGGGCGCGGTGCTTCGCGGTCATGGGTTTTATCGGGAGGGGATCCCGGACACCTGCCCGGATTGCTATACGTTCGAGGATTTCGCCAAGGATCATCCGGTCGGAGTTTTTGTCCTTGGCACAGGGACACATACCGCGACTGTGAGAGATGGCGTACTCCTTGACTCTTGGGATTCCCGGAGAGAGGTTCCGCAATATTTCTGGTTTAGAAAGGAATGATTCAAAATGGCGCTCAACCAATACTACCCGCAGTACCAACCGAATTTCTATGGCGTGAATCCATACGCGGTCCCGCAGAATATCCCGGCAGGACCGGGGCCGGTTCAGCGTGGCGGATTTATCCGGGTGCAGAATGAGGGCGAGGCCCGGGCCTATCCGGTCGCGCCGGGAAATTCGGTCACGTTCATCAATGAAAACGCCCCGTATTGCTATACGAAAACCGTGGACTTCTCGCAACTCGATCGGCCGAAGTTCGAGCGCTACCGGCTGGTGAAAGAGGAGGACCCGGAGGCGGTCCCGGCTGATCCCGGCCATGCGGTTGCGTCCTCCGGTGATCTGGAGGAGTTGCGGATGCGGGTCGATGAGCTGACCGCCCGGGTCGATCGCCTGACGGATCGAAAGGCCGTCAAGGTTCGGGAGGTGGCGGACGATGATTAACCCGCTCGTACAGGGACAGCCAAGTTTTCTTTCGACGCTGTCCCAGCTCCAGCAGAACCCGTTCGCGGTGCTCCGCCGGCGGGGGTTCAATGTCCCGGAAAACATGGGCGATCCGCGGTCGATTGTACAGCATCTGCTGAACACCGGGCAGGTTAGCCAATCGCAGGTCGATCAGGCGAAAATTATGCTCCAGCGGTTCGGGTTCAGGTGACCAAAAACACCGAAAAACCGCTGGTGCGGACTGTGTGCGCTCATATAAATATCGTCGCGTGTGAGCGCGTAGGCGGCGATTTGGGCGCTTTTTATTTACCCTACCCGTTTATACTCGCAAACCCTAAACGTCGGAAATCGCCTCAAACTAAGGGCTCGTATCAAATGTTATTAAATAGTTACGAAAGCTCGCATTTTAGCACTAAAGGCCCTGAATTGCCGGTTGAATAGTTCGTTTTTCACGCAATTTTGATTTGTGTTCGATACGCCTTTTTTAGCGGTTTTTTGCGGGTTTTTGTTATCTTTTGTTAATTTTTGCAGTCCTCCGCGAGTGTACATAGCGGTTGGATAGATTTTTATGAAAGGATTCAAAAATTATGGCACTTACAGACGAAAATGGCGGCATCGGTACGACGATGCTCGTCGGCCCTACCGGCTACGGAAATGGCGGGAATTTCGCCAACGGTTTCGGCGGTGATTGGGCATGGATCATCCTGCTCCTGCTCGCGTTCGGTGGCGGCTGGGGCAATGGCTTCGGCGGTGGTGTTGACGGCGGCCTTTATCCTTGGCTGAACAACTCACAGAACATCAACGGCGGGTTCCGGGATCAGATGCTCAACAGCTCGATCAACGGCCTGCAGAACTCGATCACCTCCGGATTCGGAGATATCCAGACGGCGCTCTGTGGCGGGTTCGGTTCCGTCAATGCCGGCATCGCCAATGCCGCCGCGCAGGCGGAGATTTCTGCCAACGCCCGCCAGATGGCCACGATGAATCAGGTCAACGGACTGCAGTCCCAGCTGGCGCAGTGCTGTTGCGATAACCGGCTGGCCACGGTTCAGACCCAGAACGTAGTTCAGACCGAAAACGCGGCGACCCGCTCCACGATCCAGAATGGCGTGCAGGCCGTTCTGGACAAGCTCTGCCAGCAGGAGATCGAGCAGAAGAACGATACCATCGCTCAGCTTCGCTCCGAGCTGATGTACGCCCGGGGTCAGGCTTCTCAGGATGTCCAGACCGCGGCGATTCAGGCCGGCCAGAGGGCGCTCGCGAATGAGGTCGAGCAGTATGTCCTCCCGACTCCGCGCCCGGCGTATGTTGTGGCCAATCCGAATTGTTGCTACAACCCTTGCGGTGTGAATTGCGGTTGCGGGGCATGAGGTGATCACATGGCGGAATTTGCTTATAACCCGGTTCAGGTTGTCGAGGCCGGCCAGAACGTAATCCTTGACACCGTGATCCCGTGCGGGAAAGGGTATGTCTACCACCGCAATCAATCCGGGATTGTAATTCTGCGGGGGATCGTCAATAACCAGTGCGGATGCTTCGCAAGGTATCAAGTCACATTTAATGGCAACGTCGCGCTCCCGGAGGGGGCCACGGTTGGTCCGGTCAGTGTGGCCTTGGCCGTTGACGGCGAGCCGATCCAGACCAGCCGAGCGATCGTCACCCCGGCCGCGGTCGATGAGTACTTTAATCTGACCAGCACGGCGATCATTACGGTCCCGCGTGGGTGCTGTTTCTCCGTCGCGGTTGAGAATACGTCCAGCCCGGCAACGGTTGGGGGTTCCGCTCCGGCTATCAATATCCAGAACGCGAACCTGACCGTTTCCCGGATCGCGTGAGAAAGGAGGATATCATGCATAAGCTGATCGAGTACGTTTGCGATGAATTGGAGGAGCTGGAGAAAAAGGCCTCAAAATCCGGAGCCCTGTCTATGTCAGAGGTTGAGTACGCCGACAAGCTGGCTCATTTAAAAAAGAACCTGCTCAAGAGCGACGAGCTTTACGATGAGGCGATGGGCGGCGATATGAGCGCCGATTATTCCGGCAACTATATGAACACGGGTCGGGGCCGTTCTTACGCTGGAGCGGGCCGTGGCGGCTCCTACGCGAATATGGGCAGAGGCAGTTACGCTCAAAGACGCGATAGATTCGGCAGATACAGCTCTGACCGCGGGTATTCCCGCGATATGACCGGTCTGGCGGACCAGCTCCGCGATTTGATGGAGGATGCCCCGGACGAGTCTATGCGCCGGGATATTGAGAGACTGCTCCAGAAAGTCGAGCAAACGCAGTAGGGGAGGGACGGCTCCTATGATAACATTGGACGATCTGGAAACAGCCATTGCTCACTGTCAAGGGGAGCCGGCTCCCGACGCTCGCACCTGTATCAAGCTTGCGGCGTATTATACCATCCGCGAGGCAATGTACGGGCCAAGACCCGACGAGGCTCCAGAGTATGCCCCGCAATATTCATACGATCCCGCTCCGGTTCAGGAAACGCTCGTCAATTATCCGGGGGCTACCCCGTTCGCCAAGGCCATCAACGGCCTGCCGGCGTTTGCGGCGTGGGATGTTATGGCGGAACTCATGAATGTACTCGGAGCGACCAACCAGAGGCTATACGACGGAGTTATCCGTGAGCTTGGGAAAATTCAATAATTATATTATAATGTATAGGCAGGCGTGCTGTCCGGGATTCCGGGCGGCACGCTCTTTTTTTTCGGGATGAAAATATTTTTTTCAAAAAGTTAAATTTGCTATTGACTTCTGCTATTATATGTGGTATTATAAATAAAAAACACTTTTTCAGGAGGTCAAGAAAATGCCGAACATTAGAATCAGAGATAACGGGGCCGCGTTCCTGATCGTGGTCGATGGCCTGACGGTTTCCGCGTTCAATACTTTGGGCGGTGCTTGGAAACATATCGAGTGGATGTACGCTGTTGCTTCGCAGAGGTTCACCGTCGGGGAAAGAAAGGTTCCGGTTAGGGAATGGCTTCACGATATGAAAAAGGCCGGATTCATGGACGGGCCGGATTATGGCCTTGAGGATTGAGCCGAAACGGGCGAGAGCCCGTCGCCGGGAGATGACCTACCCGGCCTGATGATGGCAGGTCAGAAAGGGGTTTAACAATGAAAACATATTACGTGCGCTATAACCTGTTTGGTCAGAAGCATCCCGGAGTTGATGTACTGGCCCGGAATAAGGAAGAAGCCTATTACAAAGCAACGTATGAAGTGATCCCGGAAATCGAGGGTACGCTTGCTTATAGCACATGGGTGGAGAGCGTCACCTACAACAATGGAGGTTACAAATTGTTCAATACTTTTGAGGGGAAACCTTACTAAGATACGAGGAGGATCTGCAATGAGCAATATTGGAAGTTATGCCAGATGGGAGCCGGATGGAACCCGGCACGAGATCACTATCGCCAGAGCGGATGACGGTTGCTACTATGTCGTTCGCGTTGACGGACAGTTTTATGCGACCGCCGAAAGTATCTGCGGCGCGGTGGATGAAATCGCGGACATCACCAAGGCCTGCGGCCTGATCCGTTTCAATCCGTGTATATCGTAATTGACAAGGAGGATAATGTCATGCAAAAAGTTTGGATTCTGGAAATTTTCCGCACGCGGGAAAAGATGCTCGAGGACATCGAGGAGACCCGGTCCTTCAGGACCAAGGAGCTGACCCCGGAGCAGATCGAGTTCGTCGATAAGCTCGAGGCCGGCCAGCAGAAAGAACTCGACGATCACCCTGATGGGTACTGGACCGGCACACAGGGCAAGTGCATTTACCGGCAGTTCTGCGAGGTTGCCAAGGAGACGCTCCGGTACCATCTGAGAGAGAAAAATGACGGGTCCCGGTTCCGGGTCGTCAAGGCCGAGATCGCCGACGATGCCAAGTATTGGCCGGGATATGTGAACGCTGTGGAAAACGAGGGCGTTCTGCGGTATCTGCTGGCAACAATGTAACCCGACTGAATGAGGGCCGGATGGTAACCGGCCGAAACGGAGCTCTTGCTCCGTCTCGGGAAACCGAATATTTCACCCGGGCGGGAGTATAGGTCAGCCCGCCAGAAAGGATAGCGAGATGAAGTTCAGCAAATCGAGAATGATCCAGAGGCTCACGGAGGAGGGCCGGGCCGATCAGATCACGGACGAAATTCTGGAGATCATGGACGATCTGGACGGCCGGGATGCGGATGCATCCTGCTGGGATCGTCAGGTCAAGGGCCTGCCCGTGTATCTGGTGCGCGGCCGTTCCGGTGCGCTCCACTACGTCAACGAAAACGACTGCGATTAAGCATCGCACGGGAATCTATCAACGCTGACCTACCGGCCTATGAACCACGGGGAGAAAGGAGCAGAAATGCACAATATAGTTCACTTGACCTTTCCGGTTAAAAAGACCCCGGGAGCGATCCAGAAAATTTGCGCCAAAGTCGCCGACGAGAATGGCGATTACCTTGGCCAGATCGAGGATCGGGGCATCCGGTTCAAAGATCGAGTACTCGACAGCCGGGAATCGGCAAAGCGCTGGATCGAGGAGAATGACTCCGGATGGTATGACAATCTTGCGGTCAAATTCAAGGACGGCCGCAAAATCATGTGGCTCGTCAAAATCGAGTTCCACTGCTGACGGTTGAGGAGGGCGAGGCAATGGACCTGTACGAACGTATGGAGGCCTGCAAGAAAGCACTTGACGGGCTCAATGACAGCGCCATGAAACTCTCAATGCTGTGCGTGCTGTTCGACCATATATGCGAAACCGATGGCCTTGACAAGGTCGAGAAAATCAACACAATCCGCGACATGGTGGTTCTGGTTAATCGGAGCCACGGCGATATGTATCAAAAAGGAGGAAATTAAAATGTCAGCAAACGTTGAAACCATGATGTACGTCGGGAGAGAGAAGCCTTGGCACGGCCTTGGGGTTCAGGTGGACGAGGCTCCGGGATCGGAGGACGCTCTGCGCCTTGCCGGTCTCGACTGGGAGATCGAAAGCAAGCCGATCTATGACGCGGCCGGAAAGCTGATCGCCGGATATAAGGCGAACACGCGGAGCACCGACGGTTCCGTTCTGGGCGTTGTCAGTAACAAATACAAGCTGGTTCAGAACCGGGAGGCGTTCGAGTTTACGGATGCCATCGTTGGGGAGGGCGTGACCTATGAGACCGCCGGTTCCCTGAGAGGTGGCCGTCAGATTTGGCTCCTTGCCCGGATGCCGGAGCGGAAGATCGCCGGGGATGAGTTCGAGCCTTATATCTGCTTTACCAACACCCACGACGGCTCCGGTGCGGTGCGGGCCTGCATGACCCCGATCCGGGTCGTATGTAACAATACCCTGAATATGGCTCTGCGCGGGGCGCAAAGATCATGGAGTACGCCCCACCGTGGAAACGTTGCGGCACGGTTGGATGAGGCTCGGGAAACGCTCGGGCTGGCGAATCAGTATCTGGACAAGCTGGCGGAGCAAGCCGACCGGCTGGCCAATGAGAGGATGACGGAGGACGATATGCGGATCGCTCTGGAGATGATGTTCCCGGTTCCGGAGGATGCGTCCGACCGGCAGAAGCGTAACGCCTCCACCGCAAAGGACGGGATCATTATCTGCACCATGGCTCCGGACCTGATGAAGTTCGCCGGGACCAAGTGGGGTTTCCTGAATGCCGTCAGCGATTATGGCAGTCATGCCGATCCCGCCCGCAAGACCAAGACCTTTGACGAGAACCGCTGGGGCAATATCATCAACGGCCGCTGGTTGCTCGACAGAGCAATGTCCGTGGTTGGCGTTGCCGATTAACAGTCGGTTATAATCCGGGAAAATTCCGGTTATATGACGATTGATATGGCGGGCTATTTGTGGTATAATAGATAAAAGGGCCGGGCGTTGACCTTGACAGAGGCCCGGAGGAAACTCCGGGCTTCAAGTGAGGGCCAAACCTCAAATAAAACACGAAAGGATGGGACAAAGATGTTCAAAGATGCTTTGCTGGAGGCTTTCAAGGCGATCGCACTCATGGCGGGATTATACGGGGTCAGCTCGGTCTGCCAATGGTTGCTTTTCCGCCGTGAGGGCCGGAGGACGAGGGAAAGGAGGGGCCGCAAATGAGGTGGTGCAGAGTCTGCGGGGAAAAATATGCGGACGATGAAATCCGCATTGACGCTGATTGCCCAAACTGCGGGGCGGCGGAATCGCTGATTCAGCTCTGCGACGAATGTGATGCCCGACTGCCGGATGACGGCGGGATCTGCGGCCTTTGCCCGAACTGTGTCAAGGAGAGGATCAACTACAAAAACGGGTGCGAGTTCCTGACGGCAAAGGGGTATCTGATCGATTTCGTTTTTGATCGCTTGTACGGCGCGTTTGTTCCGGTCGGGCAGGACCCGGATCAGGAGCGGAGGACGGTCGATATAGCGCAGAAACTCTACGAGAAGAAAGTGCTCGACGATCTGCTCAACAACGATCAGAAGACGCTGGACGCGCTCAGAGCGTACATCGTAGACGATGACGAATGCTTCGCCGAGAATTTCGTCGAATGGACGGAAAGGAGGGGGTCGGGTGCTAACTTGTGAGGGCTATATCATGTTCTACGGGTACGGGACGGTAACCTCGCGCAATCCAAAATTCCCGACCATGCGGATTCTGGGAACGTGGCTATACAAACCTGAGTTCGACTGCTGGTACTGCAATGGCAGTTCCTATCCGGCCGAGATTGTTTCCGATCTGGAGGAGGTGAAATAATGAACGAGAAAGAGTACCGCCAGCATCCGGGGATTTCCCGGTCGGAATTGTGGATGCTCCGGGAATTGAGAACGCCGGAAAAATTTCTGTACGCTCTGCAAAATCCGGAGGCACCAACGCCCGCGATGATTTTCGGTCAGGTTCTGCATAAACTGCTTCTGGAGCCGTTTACGTTCGGGGATGAGTTCGTCATCGCCCCGGCCGTGGATCGGCGCACCAAAGAGGGCAAAGCGGTGTACGCCGAATTTCTGGAGCAGAAAGGGGACCGGATCGGGATCGCCAAGGAGGATTTCGATATCGCGACCGCCATGGTTCAGAAAGCCCTTGCCACGCCGTTCGTTTCCCGGTTGCTCAAGGGCGAGCGGGAAAAGCCGATTTTCTGGACAGACGAGGCCACCGGGATCGAGTGCAAGGCACGGCTGGATGTTCTGACGGAGATCGGCGGGGAGCCGGTGATCGTCGATTACAAAACCACATCGGACGCAAGCGATGAGGGGTTCGCCCGATCCGCCGTCAAATACGGGTATGATCTGCAGGACGCGTTCTATTCTGAGGGGATCAAAGCACTGACGGGGAAACAGCCAAAGTTTATCTTTATTGCTCAGGAAAAGATCGCGCCCTATGCGCTGAACATTTTCGAGGCGGACCCGCTCATGTATCGCCGGGGCTATGATATGTTCCGCGAATTGCTCGGGCAGTACCGGGAATGCTCGGATACACAAAACTGGTATGGCTATCTCGGGCCGGACAATCGCATCAATATGCTGGCGCTCCCCGCGTGGGCGCTGAAAGAATGAATACAAAAGGAGGTACAAAGATGCATTTCTGTTGCGCTATTTTCACAAAGGAGTTCCCGACCGATACGGTCATCGACAATGTGCTCGCTCCGCTCTATGAGGGGAATTACTCCAGCGAGGACGGGGAGATGCTCGTCGGAGAACCGCCCGCATTTATGTGGGATTGGTTCCAGATGGGCGGACGCTTCGCCGGTCACCTGAAACTCAAAATTGATCAGGAGGACCCGCGATACAATTGGCGGTACTATGCCAGAGAACCCCGGGCCGGCCGGCTGTTCCGGTCTTACCTGCTCGAGAAAGCCCGCGAGAAGTTTTTCAGCGAGGAGGAATGTTACAGCTCTATGGGAGCCAATGACGGTTTCCTCTATTGCGACGGGGGCCTCGCCCGGGATATGATCGATCTGGACAAGCTCGGGACGTTCTGCTATATTTCCGTCAATGGAGAGTCCCACGCCCGCGAGATTTGGGACGGGGAGGAGTTCCACGAGGACCCGGATTATGCGCCCGATCTGGAGGCCGAGGTCCAGAGGGCGATCGCAAATGACCACTATATCTGCATCATCGATATCCATGACTAAGGAGGAGAGAAAAATGTCAGAACTCAACGAAAAGCTGGTCGAGTGTGCCGATCAGGAAAAAGGCAAATCCAGCGAGGGCCAGAGCCTCGCAACCGCGGAGGCCACTCCGGTTGTGGCCATCGGGAATGTGTGGACAGATACCGGGGCGTTCAATAGAACGCTCCGGGCCGCGCAGATGCTTTCGCAGTCCTCGCTGGTTCCCGACAATTACAAAGGGAAACCGCAGGATTGTTTCATCGCGTTGGAGATGGCCACCCGGATGAATACCAGCCCCATTTTCATCATGCAAAACCTCTATGTGGTTAAGGGCAAGCCGAGCTGGAGCGGTCAAGCCTGCATCGCAATGATCAATGCCTGCGGGAGGTTCGCCGGGGTCAAGCTCGAGTATGTCGGGGAGGAGAACACGGACAGCTGGGGATGCCGGGTCACGGCTCTGCGCCTTTCTGACGGCGAGCGGGTGATCGGCTCCACGATCACGATCGCCATGGCAAAGGCTGAGGGATGGATGAGCAACTCAAAGTGGAGAACGATGCCACAGCAGATGCTCGGCTATCGGGCCGCATCGTTTTTCGCCCGGATGTATTGCCCGGACGCTCTGCTCGGTCTGCAGACGTATGAGGAGGTTATCGACTCGGATACCCGGTCGGCCGGGGGATCATCCTTGACGGATGAGATCAATGCGGAATCCGCCGGGGAGGAGGTGAGCTAATGGCCATCAAGCGTTTCAATGTGGAGGTCCCGGACGGCGTGCGGGAGTATCGGTCGAGGTATGTCGATGACATCCGGCTGTTCCTTGAGTCCGGGAGCGAGTGCGCGGAGGCCGCCGTCCCGGATGGCCTCAACGCCAAATCCGTTGCCGTGGGGTATCACCTCGCGATCCGGCGAACCCCTGAGTTCAAGTCGCAGTTGTATGTTTCGCGTCGTGGGGATCGGGTATATCTGAGACGGTTCCCGGGAAAGGAGGGCTAATCCATGCTGAACCATGTTGTTATTATGGGGCGATTGACCCGCGATCCTGAGCTGAAAACGACCGGCTCCGGATTATCGGTCACATCGTTTTCCGTCGCTGTTGAGCGCGATTTCAGGAATCAGGAGACCGGCGAGAAAGAGGTCGATTTTATCGACTGCGTTGCGTGGAGGCACACCGCCGACTTCGTTTGCAAGTATTTCGCAAAGGGTCGGATCGCGGTTGTCTCCGGCCGGCTTCAGATTCGGAACTGGATCGACAAGGAGGGGAATAAAAGGAAATCCGCAGAGATCGTCGCGGATAACGTATATTTCGGGGATAGCAAGAAATCGGAAAGCGATCCCGGTACGGTGTCCACCTACGGCGGACAGGGTTCCGAACAATACACTCCCGCCCCGATCGTCCCGGTTGATGTTGACGAGCCGGACGATAAACTGCCGTTCTAACGATGGGGGCCAGAATTACCGGGCAAATTGATTCAACCGGTGATCCGTACCTTGACCTTGCCAACGCTATCGTGGCTGATGCGGCCAAAGAATATCGGGCGCTGAGGAAACGGCTCTACAAGTAATACCCGAGGTTGCATCAGTCACAGATAGATGGAATCAAACACCAGATGCAGGAGATCGAGGACTTTTTCACCAAG